AACTCTACCGGACATATTCTCGTGAGTTTTAATGTTGATATAAATCTTTCTGATATTGCAGAGCTCGACGCTAAATTTAACAGCATAGCCGACGGTTTCGAGCGACATATTGTCGAAATGCTCAATATTATCGGATGGCAAATGCACGCCGACAGCGTCGAAATGATATTAAGAGGGCCGACCCGCCACGGGAAAAAGTACAGAAGGAATGGCAGATTGTCTGTAAGGTCTGCATGGGGGGAGCCTGCGAAAGTTGATACTGGTAATTTATCAAGCTCACTACACGTACAACTACAGGGCGCAAAGGCTGTAAAGATTGGCTACCTTCAAAACATGGCCCCATACGGCGAAGACCTGGAAGACCCATCAAAGTTAAACCGCCCAGTGCTTGTAACGGTGCAGGCACAGAACATCACTTTCATCAAGGCGCAGATTAAGCGCACAGCCAAAAAGATTACAAAACTATGAAAAAAATAATAATGTTTTTTATTCTCGTAGCTCCCCTAATTTCCTCAGAGCTCCCAGAATTAGACCCGGAAAAACAGATCTATCAAAAGAATTGGGGCGGCACTGTTATCGCCTGGCCACTTGGAGACGTTGACGAGGTTCGCATTCCTGACCCGAAAACAAAAGAGCAGGCAGAGCTTGAGGCAGAGATAGCAATAATTAAGGCTGAAACAGAGGCAGAAAAGCGCAAAATTAAAGAGGAAGAGTCCCAACGATCCCACGGATACTTGTTTATAAAAATTGGCGCGGGAATGTTTGTCCTAGGCGCCTTTGCTTTTGTGGCATTGATTAAGTGGGGAATGCAATATTTAGGCGTAATGGGCGCGGTTGGCGGTCTCATGGGAGTATGTTATGGGGCCTTAGTCGTCAAGCTCGCAGGCATGGAAACGATTATTGCATGGGGTTCAGTCGCCTTGATTGTTACCATTATTGCCGCATGGTTCTGCAGAGAAAATTCTCTTTACGAAAAAATAAGAGGACATATTCAAAAGCGTAAAACTTGATTTTCGCGGCTTGTGTGCTTATAATGTCATTAGATGTACAACCAATGAACAGAGGGTATAATTAAATGTCCAGCCTATTTGTCAGACCGTCAACAATCGTTGCAAGGTTGCGCGATAGGTTTGACTATATCCGTACCAAGCACCCGACGTTTCCAGCTGTTAAAATTATTGCTGCCACAGACTCTGACCTTGCGGAGTATTTGGGGGATTCAGATTGCACGAACCCGAGCGAAACAACCCTCTATGTTGGAGGCGGTCTTTCCGTAGGAAATCTTGAAACAAGCGCAGGCGCGGCACTTTCAAACGTCACCACGGGAATAACAATTATTCTATGCATCGGCACCGCCGACGAGCACGCGAAAATTGCCGACGAACTCGCAATTGCCATCAAAGAGGCAGTTGTCGTTTCGCTTCACGGCTGGCAGTGGGCAGAGAACCGGACACCGCTTTATTTTGTGACTGACTCAATTGTCAAGGTAAAAGGCAACGCCATACTTATTCGCTCGTATGAGTTCCAGCACGAGGTAAAAATTTCTTATACGGACATCGACGACGCTTTCGACCTGTTCGACAACCTCGACGAATTTTTAAGGCTTGACACAGAGATAAACGCAGAAGCGGCACCAGCTGACGACGTTGGAACAATTGACAGCATCGCGACATTTTCAGGAACTTAATTAACCTATAGGAGTAATAAAAATGGCACTAGCCCCCACATTCAAAGTACCTGGTACTTATTCAGAGGTAGACAACTCGCAGGCCCTACAGGGTGCTCAGGCTGGACAGTTTAAGTCTGTTCTTATTGGGCAAAAAACGAGCTCAGGAACTGCAACAGCAAACACCTTCACTCAGGTATTTAGCGCACCACAGGGTCAGCTACTTGCCGGGCCAGGATCCGTTCTTGATGAGATGATTCAGGCTTGGTTTGAAAACAACCCGACAACCCCGGTTTATATTGTCGCTCTCGATGACGACAGCGGAGCCACAGCAGCAACCAAAACGCTGACATTCACAAACAACGCTACCGCAAATGGCACCGTTTACCTTTATATAAACGGAAGGCTTACAAGAATCGGCGTCACCAGTGGCGATACGCCTACAGACATTGCAACAGCAGTAGCAGCGGCAGTAACAGCAGACGTTTCCCTTCCGTATACGGCAGGATCTTCGGCTGGAGTCGTTACACTTACAGCCAAGAACGGCGGAACCCTCGGGAATGACATTGACGTAAGGGTCAATTTAAACACCGGCGAAGAGCTACCGGAAAGCGTTGACCTTGCTATTGTCGTTGGCGTGACCGGCGCAACTGACCCTGACATTACCGACGCTATTAACGCCGTTCCTGACGACGTAATTAACCTTTGGGTTAACTCGCTGACCGATTCAACGAGCCTAGCAGCTCTTGTTACTGAGTTGGATAACAGGTGGAGCGAAACTATGCAGATCGACGGACACGCCTTGCAGGTTGCCCCTCAGGACACCGTCGCAAATACCGTTACTTTCGGCAATGCCCTTAACAGTGAGCACCTGACTGTATTTGACGGCGGCGTCGATGCACCTACCCCGCCTTATATTTTGGCTGCAATGATCGGCGGGCAGCATGCCCTATCTGCATCGGTTGACCCAGCCCGGCCGTTTACCACTCTTGAGATTGAAGGCGCCATTGGCGATACTCTGACCAACAAGCGGTCGATTACTGATCGCGACAGCCTGCTTAACGCCGGGATCTCTACAGCCAAGATCGACGACAACGGCACTGTTCGCATTGAGCGGTCTATTACGACCTACAAAACTAACGGCGCCGGGGCTATCGACCTAAGTTACCTCAACACTAATACGATGTTGCAGTTGAGCTACTACCGGTTGACATACATTAACTGGATGCAATCAAGGTTTCCAAGACATAAGCTCGCAGACAACGGATTCCAAGGTGGCGCAGGCCAGCCAATTGTTACGCCTAACTACATTCAGGCTGCTGCGATTGCTCATTTTGACGAGCTTGCCAGGCAGGGAATTACAGACAGTTCCGGGCGTGATGACTTTATCGACAATTCAACGTTTGTTCGCGATCTGAGCAACCGTTCCCTTGTAAGCGCTGTCGTAGCACCGAAGCTAATAGGGCAATACTATCAGTTGTTCACCGAAATTCAGTTCAGACTATAATTATATAACAGGAGGTTTATATCATGGCTGATGCCGCAACACTTAAAAGCTTAAAGCTCGGAGACATTGTTGTCACTCCGTCAGATCAATGGGTTCTTCCACTTCGTTCTGTTGAGCGCGTAAGCTCCCCTAATATTGGTGCTCCGCCTTCTCGTGAGGTGCGCCCGGTCGTTGCAATTGCAAGCGGGCCAATCCGCAAGCTCACCAACAGAAGCGACATGAATACTATCATGAACACAACTGGCTGGGAACTTGTCGCAGAACTCTACGACGGCACGCGCTATATCATGAAGGATTGCGCGGTTGAAGGAAACCCGAACCTTGAAACAGACGGAGGCGTTATACCTCTTGAGGTTTCAGGTCAGCCCGAGCAACTCTAGTCTGACCGGCTATTAAGACAAGCGCTTTCGGGTTGGTCTCCTTATCCCGGAAGCGCTATTTATCTCAACACAAAAAAACGACAGGAAAAAACGACATGACAGAAGAAAACACCGACACGACCGAAATCAAACGCGCCGAGCTTATCGAAACAAGCGAGCAAAAGCAAACGGGCGTTATCAAAGAGGGTAAAAAGCAATTTTTTTATTACCCAGACGAACCTGTTTTGTTTCAAGGCGAAGAGGTAGACTACTTTCATTTCAAAAAGCCGACCCTGAAAAAAGCCAAGGCCTTTAACGTTGTCCTGGGCAATGACATGCCAGCTAAAGGCATTGAAGCATTGCTCCGTGCGTCGCTCTTGAGGATTGCCAAAAAAGGAGGTGGAGAGTTTCTTTCAGCGCACTACCGTGACATTCTTGAAAGCGTCGAAATGGACGACATTACAGAAATGCTCAACGCGGCCTCAAATTTTTTCGTGAAGGCGGCCGAATAACGAACGACTACCGAGAAGTAGACGACGTTGTTTTGCCGATAATCGCAAAAATAAACCAGCACTTTAAGTTGAATAAAGCAGACTATTTCGACCTTGATGACGACCAATTGTTAGACTTGATTAAAGAGTTCGAGGAACATAACAAGCGAGTTAAAAGCGAGTTAAGAAATAACCAGCACCAAGCAAAGCGACGGTAAAAAGTGAGCCAATTTTCAGCAAATATTGAGTTTAAGTTTTCGAGCAACTTCAATAAAGTTGCTACGTCAATAAACAAGAATATTCGCAAAATGAAGACTGGTTTTCAAGGCCTAAAGCAGTCAGTAATGGCAAACAAGGAAGGCTTTGAAGCGCTTAACAGGACGTTGCGCAGGGGTTTTCTTGTCGGCCTTGCAGCGCTATCTGTTGCCTTTGGAATTGCTACGGTCAAGGCTCAGGAGTACGACCGCGCACTTGCTCAGCTCTCAGCGATAACAGGGCTGGCTGGACAGGACTTGCAAAATTTTGGCAGGCAGTCAATAGAGGCGTCTAACCGCTTTGGAGTGGCTGCATCGGAATATTTAGAAGCAGTGCAGTTAGTGGCCAGCGCAAAGCCGGAGCTATTGGAACAACCGCAACTACTTAAGCAGATAGCAGACGAAGCCGCAACTCTTGCAAAAGCTCAAGGGCTTGACTTACGCAACGCGACAAACGCGCTGACTGATTCGATGAATCAATTTGAACTTGGGGCGGAGGACGCAAGCCGAGCAATCAATGTGCTGGCGGCGGGCTCTAAGTTTGGCGCTTCTTTGGTCGGCGACACGTCTAAGGCTCTGGTAAAAGCAGGGGTAGCGGCCAAGTCAGCAGGAGCAAGCTTTGAGGAAACAAATGCAATGTTGCAAGTTTTGTCACAAAGGGGCATTAGGGGGGCTGAGGCTGGAACAAAGCTTAGAAATATCTTTATTAGCCTTAGGAAAATCATGGACGAAACCGGAATTGATACAGCGTCAGAGGCTCTTGATAAGCTTGGTGAAGCTGGGCTAACCGACCTTGAAATAATAAAAGATTTTCAAAAAGAAAATTTTACTGCTGCCAAGATTTTGATAGAATCAACAAAAAGA